CTCGAAAAGAGTTTGACATAACATCTCGTTCCTTCGGCTCATAAACCTTGAAAGTTTGATACTCTGAAAGTTCATAAGTCTTAAGCTCCTGCGCCGTCTGGACGGCTTTTGTGAGGTCAATCTCCTCAAACCAACCGTTGATGAAGTCTGCGATTGCGAGACCGAACTTCGTCCAATCGAAGGTTGTTACAAAGCCGTAGAGGGTATCTACGAGAATCGTCCACTTCTTTGCAAAAGTCTTTCCGACCAAGCCGAAGTCGATTTGTTCCATCATGTGATTGAGGGTGGTTGCGATACCCGCCCCGATTTTATCGAAGTTGATAGTGTCGAGGAAGTTATACAGTACCTCAAAAGCAGACTGAATACCGTAGCCCAACTTGTCTCCGATACCCGCAAAGTCCACCTTGTCGATAAGCTCGTTGACCTTATCTCCGAGGATTTTACCAACACCCGCCCAATCGCCATTTGCGATAGCTTCCTTGATTTGGTCTATCCATTTTGCGAAGTCGCTGTCGAGCTGCATTTCCTCGAACATAGAGCCGTAGTCCATGCCACCCGCACCGCCGCCACCTCCGCTATCGGAGAGAACATTCAGTTCATCAAAACCTGCGGTAAGGCTCTTTGCGGCTTCTGCTGCGCCACCTGCGGCTTCGGCATACTCGGTCTGAGTCTTAACGGCTTTCGTCCAAGTACTCGCCCCGGAGAGCTTTGCGAACAACTGATTCAGCACATTGATTAGAGCCACGGCTTTATCAATCACATACTCGATTGCAGGAGCGAGAGCATTGATGAGCGGGACAACCATCGCACCAATAGAGTTTTTGAAGTACAGGAAGCTCGATGCAATTCTATCCATAGAGGAAGCAAGGTTGCCGCCAATGGCTTTACTGTACTGATATACATTGTTCGTTCCTTCTTTGAATGCGGTTGCAATCTGAGACAGGACGAAACGAATAGCCCGATACATAGCGACACGACCCATAGAGCGAATAAATCCGCTGAACTTCTTAGTCGCACCGCCTACTGCGCCTTTGAGTTTCCCACCGATATAACTGCCGAGCTTTTTCATTGCTCCAAACACGCTTTTAGCTGCGCTGCCGAGCTTTTGAAAGACTGTCACAATGCCCTTGAACGCACCGCCGATAACCTTTGCTACCCCGCCAAAGACGGTGGTTGCCCCGGTCTTGATAGAGGAAAAGATGTTCGCCGCAAACTCTTTGAGCTGCGACAGCTTGCCTTTCGTCTCCTCAACATCCACACTCGGAGCGATGGGAACGGTCTCGGTAGAAGTTTCGGGAGGAGTGATGGTAGAGGTCGGATTTGCGTTTGTGATTTCACCGACCTTATCGGCAATCTCAGAGATTTTCTCAGACCCCGTACCGAGGTTGGAAAAGTCAATCTTCGAGAGCTTTCTCAGTTCGGAAACAGCGGCACTCAGACCGGGGTTGCTCCCGGCGTTTGCAAGGGACTCAACGCCCTGTGCCATTTCCTTTAACTTCGAGATACCATCGCTGTTCATGTTGGCAACAGCGTTACTCATCTCAGTCAGCTTTTGGAGGGAGTTCTTCAACTTCGTCAACCCACGCTGTGCATCGGTAGTCGAAGATTCAATTTCGATTTGTAAGGTGTCAATCGTGTTACCCACCGTCTACCTCCTTCCCGGCTCGAATAGCAAGCTGTGTATTGGTCTTTGCCGCCCACGCTGCCATTTTTGCCTTTGTTTTTTCGTATCTAAGGCGTTCTTGCCGTTCCTTCTTTTCTTTGACCTGCTTTTCGGTAACGGCATACGGCTCAGGAGAGTACGGAGTAGGTTTCGTGCCTTTCTTTGCGAAGGCTTGAAGGATGGGAGACACATCGCACAGAGCTTCGTAAAAGTACATTCCCTGTAACCAAAGGTCTTGATTCCTTCGCCGCTGCTTCAACTCGTCAGCCCTTCGGTAACTCTCCGTCAATCGGCAATCTCCATCCCAAAACTGTTCAGGAGTCATGCCGATAGCCAAGTAATATGGTAAGTGATTGTAGAACACCTCAGTATAAGAAAGGGCGGCAAACCCTTTCGATTCGCCGCCCCGGTGGGGTTGCGAGTCACTTACCAACTCGTTCCCCAAGTCAAGTTTCCCTCGGACTCCTCCGGCTCATCGACAAGTGCTTCGATAGGCTCGTTATACATCTCAGCGAGTCGCATTACCAAGTCCATCTTGTTTGTCATCTTCTCGAAAATACGGTCGATGACTTCACGCTTCACGAAACGATGGTGAGCGAGAAACGCTCCTGCAAAGAGGGCGGGAAGAGTAGTAAGAGGTTTGTCGGAAATATCCCCGATGTTAAACCCCTGTTTTTCAAGAGCTGCCACAGAAGCTCTCGTGTATTCGAGGGTATAATCCGTACCCTCGAAGGTAAAGTTGATAGTCTTAGCCATGATACATTCCTCCTTGTTTCACGGTCTTAGGCAGAAGCTACGGTGATGGGAGTGGAAGGAGCGATGGTGATAGTCATATCGACCACCTCGTTCACGCCGCCGCCCACAACGAACACATTGAGCTTACCCTTGAACTCGAACTTGCCCTCAGACCCGGTAGGCGTGACAACACCGTTCGACTCAGTACCGCCAAACCAAACGGCGAACTCCGTTTCGGTGTCCTTCATAGCGGAAAGAGTAGCATAGTCATCCTTGTCATAGTTGGCGGTAAACTCCAACGCTTCAAGAGACTGAATGCCGGGGATGTAGGTCTGCATACCATCCGAAAGGGTGGTGGTTTCAAGCATTTCGGGCGCACCGCCGAGGTCGGGGAAGTCTTTGATGTCAACGACCTTGCTATAAGTGTCGCCGCTTGCGGCTTTCTTCATCAGAAAGACCTTGTAAGTGGAAATAGCCATTACTTATTACCTCCTGTAAATTGTTTGATTGGTGGAGACGATAGCCGTATATCGAGTAACCATTCGATAAATAGTGGCATCGTCCATCGAAACAGGGTTTTTCATTGTGCGGGTAAACCCAAGACCCAAGAGAATATCGTCAATGACGGCAATGATTTCTTTGCACTCGGTCTTTTTTCCACTCGTTTTATTCGAGTAGACATTGACCTCGTACATCAGATTAGCGTGATTTTCATTACTCCCGGAGTCCTGTGTTCGCTTGACCGTATAATTATCGGCTTCCACGATGCTGACACACGGGAATGATGAAGGACTACGCACATCCTCACCATAGACATTGACCTTCGGGAACTGAGTACGAAGTTCGGTAGCGACCTTCGTAAAAATCTCGTTTTCCACATCAATCATTTACCGAACACCTCCTCAGCGATTTTTGTTATTTGCTCTCGCATTTCCTTAGCGGAATCATATAACGCCCGGTTTGCCGGATTACCGTATGTTTTGACTTCGCCTTGATGCTTGCCATCGGTGATGACTTCACCGTTTGTTCCGGGATTGCCTGAGTATCGCCACGAGTCGAGCTTACCTAAGTGATAGCCATACCCGCCACGAGTAAAACCGAAGTCTCCCGCTTTCGGATGACCCTCGGCTGCATAATGCACACCTGCGCCAAACTCAATGAAAGTGATAGACTTACCCGTTGCGGAGATAGCCAACTTGTTTTTGTCTATCCAAACAGGAGTATTGTTCACTCGCACATCGTTTGTACCGTCATAGATTGCATTTGCAAACCGCACAGTTGCTTCTTCGATTCCGATTTCGGCAAGCCGCTCCATAAGTGTATGGATTTTTTCATCCAACTCCTTTTGGTAGCTTTCGATTTCGGCAATCGCCTTGTGCAGCGTTCCGAGAGTACACTTGATTTTCTTCACGATACTTCCACCTTGCTTACCGCAAATGAGACCGTGTTGAGAGACCGAGCGACCTTCTTCACGATGTAGTCGTAAATCAGGTTTCCGTCCTTATCGTAGGCGGGAGGAGAGTCGATACAAAGGACAGAGTGTTCATCGACCGGGCAGGTAACATCATCCGTGATAATGACCTTATCGTACAGAAGAGAGTTACCAAATTGCTCAACCTGAGCCTCGCCCGTAGCGGCTGATACATTGGCTTTCATCTCAACGGGAGATTCATAGACCACCTTGTATTCGCCGCTGTCGTTGCCGTACTCATCTTTGATAGCGACTTTTTCCTTGAAGAGTGCGTAGTAAAACTTTCGCTTGTTTCGGTGTAAACATCTCATTTCAGCACCCCCGCAAAAGGAAGCACTCTCGATAGCATCGACTCAGGCACATCGGCGTTTTCGTAGGAGCGGTTGATTCCATTTTCGCTATGGTAGGTCTCTCCCTCCGCACCACGCTTGTTGAGAAGATAGCAAGCAATTTCAACCTGATTGGTTGCGTACTTGTCCGGCACTATCTCAACATCATCTCGGTAGGGATATCGTTATTGCGTTCAAAAGAAGCTCTCCGTTGCTGATAGTACTCTGTGCTGAAACCCACACCGTAGTCGTAGTTGAATTGACTCTCATCGTTCTCATCGAGTGCCGACAGATTGATGACCGCAAAACGGCGAGTCTTGAATCGCTCATCATTTTGCAGAAGCTCCATACGAAGTCCTGCCGGGTCTATCATAGACCATCGAGTACCGCACCAAAGGATTTTTGCCTTTTCCTTCGCACGAGGAAGCAGATTGTTATCGACTTTGCTCCACGCAGACATCAAACGGTCTTTATTCATCGCTTCCTCAATACCGCCGATAAGGTCATCGGAGATTTCAACACCATTGCAGTCACACGCACCGTTCAGAGTACCGTAGAGGGAACGACAGGTCAGCGAGGGATAACGCTTTTTGCGGTCGATGTTCAGGGTCTCATCGGCAGAGTTGGTTTGTACCACCTTCGCAGACGGAAACACATCTTTCCACAGATAGGTTACGGGGTCTTGAATCGTCTCCAACACGCCGTTGTAGAATGCTTTGGTGATGGTATCGGAGTACGCAGAGTACAGGTTGGATGACTCGCTGTTACGCCCGATGAGCCAAGTAACGAAGAACATCAGAATGGTGGTCTTGCCGACACGAGGGGGCATGGAGATGAACAGCTCATCAAGGTCATCGTCTACGAGCTTTTGCAGATTATCCACGACCTGTTTCAGAATACGGCGGCGGGGCTGATAAAATCGCTCCTCCGGCTTTCGGTTGATTTCGATGTAGAGCAGATAGCTGTCAAACTTGTACGGTGCATCGAATAGCAAACTGCGCCGATACAGGTCAAACAGTTTTGCATACGCCGAGGTTTTCATTCCTCGGCTGATATACGACCGCAACTCAGCGTTGGTGTCGTGCGCCAACTTGAAGTCGGACTCCTCGATACTGCGACAAAGCGAGAACACATCCTCGTATGCCCGGTAGTCAGAGGGGTCTTTTTGTATTTCAAAAAATATTTTGGATATGAGTTTTTCGTTATCCATTTTCGTTACCTCCCAAAAGAAAAGGACTACCCGAAGGTAGTCCCTGTTGACTGTTACTCATCGCCCTGTTGCGAGAGCCTTAATCCCATAAATAACCTGCAACCCACTCGAAACGGCTGCGCCATGAATCATTTTCCTTTTTCTCTTTCTTTGGCTTAGGGAGCTTTCCTCCGCACAAAGCGTATACGCCGTAGAACGGCAAGAGAATAAGAGTGATGACGAACGCAAAGGTATATATAAATACATACCCGATTATCTTGAAAAACATCTTAAACGCCCATATCATCGTTTAGCCCTCCTTTTTGAGAATCGGCTCGTGAACGCCTTTGACCCAATTCATATCCTTGCCGTACTTATACATTCCCTCATAGAAAGGGCGGTTGTCCCGGATGCTTCTTACATTGGACTCACGGAAGGGTGTTCCTTTGCGGGTGGTGTAACCTGCGGCAGTCAGACCATCGGCGATGTCCCAAAGGGTACGACCTGCATCCAAGCCCTCAAAGACGGCTTTGACGATAGGCACTTCATCCTCGTTGATAACAAGCTGACTGTTTTCCACCTTGTACCCATAAGGACTACGACCGCCGCTATACCCTCCGGCTTTCGCCTTGATTCTACGACCGCTGCTTGTTCTCATCGCAATGTTGCGCCGTTCCTGCTCTGCCACGAAAAGCATGATGGAGCGATAGATACCGCTCAGACCGTTGTCATCATCAAACTGTTCACAGACACTCAGGAGCTTGATGTTCTTCTTTTCGAGGGTGTAGAGATAGTAGAAGTAGAGCTTGATGTCTCTCGCCATACGGTCGGACTTTGCAACGATGACCGCTTCGTAGGGAGGGTTGGTTACATCAGTTCCGTAGAGAATCTTGTCAAGCTCAGGGCGATTGTCTTTGACACCGCTCACAGCCTTGTCTATAAACCATTCCACGATATTGTACCCATTCTCGTTGGCGTAGAGGAGAATGGATTGTTTTTGAGAGTCAATGCCGAACTTATCGTCTCCGACCTGTCCTTCGGTGCTGACTCGAATATATCCAACTGCGTTTTTGAAGTTCATGGTATCTTCCTCCTGTTCGCATTTATTATATCACAAGTTTATGCGAATGTCAATAGGTTTTTGCGAATTGTCTTTTTATTTTTTGCGAGTGGTTACGACCCTCACCCGCCCCGAAACCCTCGCCCGGTTTCCCCCTCCGGGGGTATGCTGCCCCGGAACGCCTGAGCAGCGAGCAACGCCGAGCCGAAAGCCGGACAAAATGCAACTTGAAACGCCGAACGGCTGACAATCGCAGAAAATCTTGAAAAACTTTCGCAGAAACTCTTGAAAAGTAAATGCGAATGTGCTATAATGATACCGTAAACAAAAGAGAGCGCACCCGGAAGCCCTGAGAAAGCAAGACCGGGAACGCTCACACAAACCAACCCACGCCGGGCGGCTGCTCCTCTATTGTAGCACAAACCCGGCACAATTACAAGGAGGATTTACAATGTTACGCACAAACACCAAGAAAGCCGCCGCAAATATCCGGGCTTATATCATGGACGGATTCACGCCCGAAGGGTACACGGACAACCCGCCGCAGGAGTTCCCGGAAGTTGCCGCCTTTATCCTTGACACATTCAGGAATGAAAAATACAATCTACCGCAAGACTTCCGCTATTATCACGGTTGCGAGCGGTTGGCGTTCCGGGATTGGTGCGCAGGGTTGGCGGGAGTCCTTGACACCTGCTATTATTATAACCGCTCTGCGGTTGATGACCTCGGCGCAATCCTCGAAGAAACCGAAGAGGAAAAAGCCCGTTTTACCGAACAGGAAGCCGAGCAGCTTTTAACAGACCTGATTTATAGAGAACTCACGAAAGGAGCGGCGAGAAAATGAGAAAGTACACGCAGAAAGAATTAAAAAACCTCGTGCGCTGCGGTATGGCACATGACCTCACCAACGCAACCGCCGCCGAAGTTATGGAGCAGTGGGAACACGGCGAGAAAGTCGGTTATAGTTCCGGCACATACGGCATTAACGGCGGTTTGATTCAGAACACGGAAACGGGCGAATATTACGCCATCACCGCACGAAATAGCAATCTTTTTCGCATCTTTTGAGGAGGGCGCAAACATGATTAAATATGACAACTGCAAAAACTGCCTGAGCCGTTGCGAACACGCAGGAAAAGACCGGGAGTTTATCTGCATGGGCGGGAAGTCCTGCAAGGTGCTTTACACGCCCGACAGCATAGCAAAAGCGGCGGCGGATTTCGTAGGAGCTATAAAGCTCATAGCCACCAAGCCGGACAACCTCGACAACCTGCAATGCTATCTTGCGCAACACTTCCCGGAATGGTTGAGAAAGTACGCAAACAGCCCGGAGGACATAGCCGCCGAGCTGCGAGAGTTCGCAACAATGGAGATATAACACCAAGCCGGGGCAGTTCGTCCCGGCTCATTTCGTAGGAGGTGAAACAATGCCGAAGGAATGGAAAACGCCCGGAGGAACGGCGGCGGCGGTTTGTCTCGATATGCTCGAACAACCGCATTTACTCATTGCAGGGAGTACGGGAAGCGGTAAAAGCGTACTTTTGAACACGCTCATTTACACCGCACTCTACAAAGCCCCACACCGCCGCTGCTTCATCCTGATTGACCCGAAACGGGTTGAGCTTATCGACTATAAGGAACTACCGCACACGCTCATTTATGCAAGCGAGCCGCCCGACATCGCCGCCGCTTTGGTGTACGCTGTTGAGGTCATGGAAGAGCGATACAAGCGAATGCAAGCCGCCCGACAGAAGAAAAGCACCGAGCCGGACATATTTGTTATTGTGGACGAGTTCGCCGACCTCATGACCACGCAGAAGCGGGAAACCATGCCGCAAATAATACGCCTTGCACAACTCGGAAGAGCCGCAAACCTGCATTTGATTCTTGCAACCCAACGACCAACACGGGACATTATCAACGGTCAAATCAAAGTCAATCTTGATTCACGGGTTGCGCTACGGTGTCCGACCGCTCAGGACTCCCGAAACATCATCAACACCAAAGGAGCGGAAACGCTGCCCCGCTACGGTTTCGGGTACTACCTCACGCCGAAGGGCTGCGAGCTTATCAAAATACCCATGACACCGCCCGAAGCCATAGCCGAGCGGGTGCAATGGTGGGAAGCTCAGAAGCCGCACAAATCCATATTTGACCGCATAGCCGCCCGGAGATAATGCCGGGCGGCTTTCCTTATGCCCTCGCAGAAGCCCACAGAACGCCCACAGAGCCACGCAAGGCAGCAGGGGTATAGAGATACCACCCGACACGCAAACGCCGTACAGAGAGTCACAGAGGGCGCACAGAGCCACGCCCGAAAAACGACCGAGAGACCCACCCGGAGCAGCACTGCCGCCCGAATGGGTCTCTTTTCGTTCACTTTTCGTTTTATTTCGGTGGGAGTTAGCCGGGGCGAACTTTGTCGAGCTGATTTTCGACCTTCTGAAAAGTCCTTTCTGCGGCTTTTCGGAAAATGAAAAAGTTTATTTTCTCAGCCGTTTTCCTCGCCGTCATCGGGCGGAAGCTCATCAACTACCACGGAATCAAGATAACGCTGCCGCACCTCTTCCGGGTCTCTTGCTTCACCGAGAGGGTTGTTCGGCGTAACAATGATGTCCTGCTTATCGGCATAGCCGAAGTGATTCTTTCCGAGGAAGATTCCAACGACCGGGTTAATCTTGCCATCAACCATCCAATCTTCCCACATTTCTTCGAGAATTGCCCTCGCTTTTTTAATAATGGGAGAGTGCGTGTTCTCTCTATACTCGCCAACCTGCCAAGTATAGAATGTCCTTCTGTCGATACCAAGTGCATTACACATTCCGGAAACAGTCGGCTTGATGTCATCTTCCACGCAGTGATTGAAGTACCAAATGATACGCTCTTCAACCTGTTTCTCATCGGATATATCAATCTCAGGCAAGTCCCAACTCGCAAGGGCGTGTCGCAAATATCGACCCCTATCCCCCGGTAAAAGATTTTCATTTCCGTTCCAAGAAAGGTCTTTCCTTTCATTGCCGCCTGAGCCTTTCGGTCTCCCTCTTTTTGCTACCTGCTGACCGATGTCAGTCAATTCTTTGTCTTTCATCTCGTATGCTCCTTTCTGCCTGCCGGGTAGAGTGGGTAGAGAAAAATCGGCTTTTTCAGTAAAGTCCTCTATATAGTACTCTCTATAAGACACTTTATAGAAAAAAGCTAATTTACTCTACCCGCTCTACCCAAAACGCTCGCTAAACAGGCTTTGTGAATAATTTATGAACAAGTTTTCAGAGAAACACCGTCAAAAACAGTGTACCCATGCGATACCTTCTTGCCGTTGTGCCATTCCGGGTGTTGTTCGAGTCCGGCATTGAACTTTTTCGATGTGCAGACATAATACCCATTACTCTTACACCAAATCTTATAGGCATCGAACAGGCTCTTTGCTCTCGTGCTTGCATCCTCATTTCTCTCACAACGCTCTTCGAGAAACTGCAACACAAGGTCATTGTCACGCTCGTACTGCTTGATGACTTCCTTCATCTTCTCGGACATTTTCAGCCCGAAACGCTTATAACGGAAATAACCAATCACGAGCCAAGTGAAGATACCTTTCATCGCTTCGGGCGTTCTGAAAGCATCCTTCAAGCTCTCGTCCCGCTCCTCCTCGGTGAAGTGCCTGTTGAACTCAATGACCCTCACACGGTCGGAAGCAAACAGGGATTTATCCTGCACACTCGGAAGGTCGTTACAGGACAGCCACATTGTGAATTGCGGGAGGAAGGTCATCATACTCTCGTACAGATTCCGGGCAGTTATTTCCTCGCCGCCCGTGAGCTGCTTGATAACCTCCTCATCAAGTTTGCCGTACTGATTGCTTTCTGCCATTGTCACAAATCGCTTTCCTTTAAGGGCGGCGATTGTGGGGGAAGCTGCTTCTGCGTTCTTTGCCCGGTCGGTCTTGCAGATAATCGACACGGGGGAGACGGAAGCATAATCTCCGAGCAGGTGGTGAATCGTTCCGAGCAATGTTGACTTGCCATTTCGGGTCGTTTTACCGTGAAGGATGAACATACACTCTTCTTTGGAAGTACCGAGCATGGAGTAGCCCAACGCCCGTTGCAGGTAGTCGGCTTTCTCTTTGTCATTACTCGTTACCTCACGAATGAACTCTTCCCAACGCTCACAGCGAATGTCATCCTGCATGGTATACTCAAAATTGGTCTGCATCGTGAGATAGTCACGCCAATCGTGTTCCCGGAAGCTCATGGTCTCCAAATCGTATGTACCGTTGAGACAGTTGATGAGGTTGGGGTTAGCATCGAACTGAGATGCTGAGATGGGGTAGACGGAAGCGGCATCCTTCATCAGCCTGTCACGGAAACGCCTATCCCCCATTTTGTTTACGAACGCAAAATAGCTCTTGCGCTTTTCCTCATCGGTGATTTCTCCGCAGTATAAGACCATCAGACGGGTAAACTCCTTGATTTTCTCAGCCACAAGCAGAGAGCCGACATCCTTGCGCCATGCACCGTTGTCGTAGGTATACCATGACTTCGCTTCCGGGCAGTACCGGGTGTCATTCTTGTAGCACTCCGAAAAGAGTTCAGCCATGCCGCTTTCATCCCACGAATACCCGCTATTGTCAAGCTGCCGGGATTCCGGGTGAGCGTTCATGATGTAGAACATTTTTCTTGAAAGCTCTTCGGATAGGATGAGCTGACCGCTTTTCAGTTGGAACAGTTCGGGAGTCACCTCACTCATCATTTCTTCGCTCATTTTCATTCACCTCCTTGTACTTGACTTCAAAATAGTGCATCCAACAATCGGCTTCATCACACTTGTTGCAATGCTTCTCGCACCAAACACAGTTCTCTTCGGAGTTGTGTAACTCCTCCTCACATGGGGAGAAGTTACACGGAAAGCCGAAGAGTTCTGCGAGCAGTTTTGCTATAAACTCCTCGTTCATTCTTACCTCCTGTACTTCGTAACGCTGTTTGTGATGGTCTGAATCTCACTCGTAGGAAGTGGAGGAGAACAAGCGACCTGATTTGCGTGTAGAAGCTCCTGATAGATTTCTTTTTTCGAGTAGCCTTGATTGTGAAGCTGCCCGGCGAGAGAGGTGAGAGACAGGTTTCTCATCCCTCTCGGTATGGGCGGGTACTTCGGTCTGAGGGAGATTTTCCCGTTCTCCGGCTTCTCGTACAATGGAGAATAGATACGCTGCGAACTGCCGGAGTTGTCGTTTTCCTTCACGGTTTCCGGGAAGTACTTGCTGACAACATAATCAATCGCTTCCTGATTTTCTATCATCGTTTCATAGATGAGCTTTTCACCCGTAACGATGAAGTATCGGCTGCTCTTGTAAATCTCCACCCCGTTACCGTTATTCTTGCCCTTGAAGGGTAAATCGCCTTTGAGCAGGATGTGAACACCTCTGCCGCTTCTTGACTTTTCGGTATATGACCGACAAGCTCGCATGATGTCAATACTCGTTTCGGATAAAAAGCCGTCCTCATCGAAACCGCAGTCGATGTCAATACCTACAATTCCATTGTTATTGAACACAAACCCGATATGGTCGTAGATACCATCGCTGACGGCTTTCTGCGCCGTCTCAAAATCGCACCAAGTTTCCGGGTTGACGGACGATGCACCTTTGCGTTCGTTGGCTTTCATCGGTATCTTCGAGCCATTCCATACACAGACCCATTGAGGGAGAGCGGTAATGTCGGGTGGGAGATTAGCGTATCTCACAGAGCGTTATCCCTGTTCGGGCGCATCTTCCGGCTCAACCTCCGGGGATGCAGCGATTTTCTTTTTCTTCTTTGAGTATGTACCCTCGAAGAAGTACTTGCCGTCAACACAAATGGGATAACCCTCAAACTGTTTGCTCTCGGTTACTTCGCCCTTTTCGATAAGAGCGTTGGCGGCGTTGATACCCATTTCGTTCTGTACGAAGTCTTTCCCCGCAACCATGATGAAATGGACTTTACCTTTGTTGTTTTTCAGTCTCATCGTTGACCTCCTTGTTCCATTCTTCGACATCTACACCGATGTCTTTCAACTTTCTCTGACAGAGCCATGCGCCGTCATCGGGCATCTGATAATACTCAACGAGGGCTTTATGCTCTTGCTGAAACGCTTCCCAAAACCGCCTGAGTCGCTTCTTACCGAAACCAAGATGAACATGAAGGGTATACAAGACCATCGCATCAATATCGTTTGTGTACTTTCGGTCGGCTTCAACGATTTGACGGTTGATTTCGATGTTCATAGCAAGTCGCTCTTTGGCGGTAAGGTCTGCGCCAAAAACCTTACCCTTATACTGCTTTACTCTCATTTCTGCTTCCTCCTGAACAGGTTACGGACGAAGTAGCGGATGATGTACCAACATTGTTCGAGATAGCCGACCCTTCGGTAGCTCATCTCAAACCTCGATGTCATCGAAGATGACGGGAATGAGGGATTTAATTTCGTTGAGCAGAGGAATAGCAACCTCTCGAATCTGCGGATGAGCTGCCGGAGAAGTTCTCAGTTTCAGAAAATGTCTCCACTCTCTGAGGTCGGCGGTCATCACGATTTCGGTTTTCAGACTGTTCGGGAGGACGGCTCTCGCTTCCTGCGGAGAGCAACCAAAGTCGAGCAGGTCGAAGTAGGCGGTCTCAGCATTCTTGCAGGAGCGTTCCCAAATGTGATAGCCCACTGCGCTCTTGTCGAGATAGGACGGCTCAATAACGGTGATTTCGCTCTGAAAATCGTCCTTCAAGTAATTGCAGTACCGAGTAGACTCCTGACAGTAAGAAGCGAGTCGGTGACGGACAATTTCGTGAGAAACGCCCCTGTCGCATACGAACTTTACTGAGAGAGAGGAGTGTTCGAGGACAGCTTCATGTCCTCGTTTGACGATGTTCCTCACGAATGAGAGGTAACTATCATCGGTGATTTTGTGTTCGCTCTTATAGCAGATACGACCACAACTTTCAATGTGTTTGAGCATCTGTACTCCGTCAATCGGGGTAAGAATCTCGTGATACGGTTTAATGATTTTCATATCAAAGCCCCTTTATATGAGCCGCAATCATGTCGGCTTGATGAGTCCACAGAACATTCGGGTAGCGATGAATCGCTCTCGTATAGTCCTGCCATTCTTCCTTGTCGGTGAACGCTCCCATGTGATAGCGGATGCACATGACCTCTTCCTCTGTCAGTTGGAGCAGCGATGCACAACGCATGACCGATTTATCTCCATGACCTTTGAGAAGAGTGTCGGTGTTGTACTCCCATGCCTGTTCATCATAGATGGGACAGCACTTATCGCCATCAACGATTTTCCCTGTGACAGGGTGACAGTATTGGTCGATTTTGCAGAGGTCGTGAAACATCCCAACAATCCACGGAGAGCGATTGCATTGCCAAATGAGACCGTTCTTTTCGGTGAGGTCAACGAGAGCTTCGGTAACTGCGAAAGAATGGTCGAAAAGACCGCCTTTGTAGTTGCCATGATATTTCGTAGATGCAGGTGCATCAAAGAAACCCCACTCTTCGAGCTTTTCCGGGATTTCCGGGTCATCGAGACACTGCATCATGGATTTGAAAATCTCAATTCTGTTGGCTCTTTCCATCTTCGTACTCCTTTCTGTGAATACTCTTTTCACTCGAAAACCCGTCCGGGTATCTATCACGGAGCTTTGCCTTGTTCATTTCAAAAACATCATCAAGCTCCATGCCGATAGCGGCGGCTGCGATTGCCAAATACCAAGCACAATCCCCAAGCTCCTCGGCAATATGCTTTGTATCGAGTTCGTGACCCTGAAAAGTAGCTTTCTTTACAATGTCAGCGACTTCACCCGCTTCGCCACACAAACCGAGTACACCGTTAATGAGCATACCATGATGCTCATAGTTCATACCGCTTGCCGTTCTCAGAGCTTCCTTCTGATACTCATTCCCCGTCATTGTTCGCAACCTCCATTTCCAACACCGTCATGATTGCGTAGTTGGCAAGGTCAATCAAAGTGTCCCGGATGGACTCGTCATTGACTTTCTGCTCACCGCCACGGGAAAGGGTCTTGAAGCGGCTGAACTTATCTCCCAAGCGGATACGAGCCATTGCCATTCCTTCTTCGGCGAAGGTTTGATGAAAGCTATCACCGTAGTCGTGATTTTTACGCTCATAGAGCTTATTGATTTCCTCACAGATACGAGCGTGATGCTCGACTTTACTTGTACTCATTTGTGTGATTCCTCCTATTTTCAATGCCATAATACCTCACTCCCTACCGCAAGTATCGTTCTGAATTGCTCGTACTTTGCCGATGAAGTCTCGCAAGGAGCGAGGGCGGTAGCTGAGACCGCCGCTCGCTGTCAACTTGCGAGGAGGTGTTGTTTCCTCGAACTCGAACATCACAAACTGCCCGTTGATACAGGCGAGGACACCCGGAGAACTTCTCGTATAGTAGATACCCTCAGAACTAAGGTATTTCGTGCATTCCCTCAGCAGTTTGGATTCTGCCATTGTCAGCCCAACAGAGAGTCGAGGTCGAAACCGCCGCTCTTCTTCGGTGCTGCCTTGCTTGCGGTAGGAGCAGCTTTCTTTGGAGCGGGAGTCTGAACTTCCTCTTCATCGAAACCGTCAGCGGGAGACTTATCTCCGAGACGAATGAAGGTGACGGTCTTGTTCGGGTCTTTGTTGGACGGCTGAACATCATGCTCAACGCTGCACTTGATGTAACGCCCCACAAGGTCGTTGTGGTCGATTTCAGTGAGCGTGTAGTCCTGCAAAGCGGTTTTTGCGAAGAAGGAGAAAGCGTTGTACGCACCCTCATTCATAGACCCATCCTGCTTCATAAGATTGAAGCGTTCGGTATGGGTCTGACCCTTTGCGGTTTTCATCTTGACCTCCAACTTGCCGAACTCTTCCTTGTAAGAGACCTCGATGATTTTGAAGATGTGCGTTCCTTCCGGGATGAGGGAAAAACCCTCAGTCAATGCAATTTTAGCCATTTGCTTTATCCTCCTTGTTATTCTTCGATGATGGGAAAGATGATACCGACCAACTCGTAGTCATCTGTCGGAATCATTCCGGCTTTCTTGATGAGCAGCGCATCGGGAACGGGGGTATCGTTTTCATAGTGGTACAGAATCTCGGTGATGTCCGACTTCTCGATGAGACCGTAGTCATCATTGCAAATCGGGAGAGAGATACTGCCGTTCTCAGACTGATAGACTCTTACGCAGTCCTTGATTTTGCCGTCTGCGATAGGCATAACAGCCTTTTCAAGAGTAGCATCGACCGTATTGCCGATACCGTTGATGATTCTCTTGATGGTCTCCGGGGCTTCCTTGATGTCGGAAGCGGTTACGCTCCTCACGGTATCGGGGATAGCCATGAGAACGGAAACGGAAGCAAGCCAACGCTTTTCGAGAATCTGATTGGTTTCATAGATAACGCCCTCGGATGCAAGGGACTTGACGAACTTTGTAAACTTCATTGTGTTTTCCTCACTTTCTTTTCTTATTAGCGGCTGCGATAACCGCACCCGCAATGACGATGATAAGCTCGACCATGACGGTAACGAGAACACCTGCAACGAACGGATTGATATACATTATGCTTCCTCCTCAATGGCTTTAGTTGTGATACGGTAGCTGACTTTTGCTCTTGTGTACTTAGCGAGCAGACCATCAGCTTTCAGACCGTCCTTGTCGATTTCCGAGGTTTCGGAGCGAGAAACATTCCACTCATACTTTTCTCCACGGATGGAAACCTTCTTATCGCCGTCCCGGAACTGAGCAAGAGCGTGTTGCTTGATGATGTCGGTAACGACCTTCAAGCGTTTTTCAAGCGGCTCGATGGGAGCAGAGAGACGGTCGATTTCCGCTTTCAGTTCCTCACCCTCTCGGAGCAGAGCTTCGATGTCCGACTCCGGGTTGAGGGTATTTGTGCGAAGTTCTTTCAGAATCTCGGCATCGGCTTTCTCATCGAATGCCGGGGAGATACCCGTCTCAACATGGTCTTTCCACCACTTCTCAGCCTTTTTCACGAGCTTCTTGAACTCAGGGTATCTCTCGGACACCTTGAAGGGAACGGTGATGGTATTCTTTGCACTCGGAATGAACTGCGAAGGGTCTTTGTAGTCCTTATCCGAGAGGAAGGAAGCGACCATGATGACATCATCCACGCCGAGCAGGTAGGCGTACAAAGCCGCTTGCAGAGCATAGTATTCGGGGATGTCCTTAGCCCAATCTTCGGCTCGTTTGGTGGTTTTCATTTCGAGGACAGTAACGGGCTTCTTGTTCTCATCGAAGAGCAGATAGTCCCACATACCGCCGAAGATTGGCTCATCCTTGAAGAAGTCTCCGTAAGTACGGTTGAAGTAGTCCTCGCCGTAGATGTCAGTCGGAGTGACGATGTTCGTCATGAAGTAGGACTTCTTCATGAACTGAGCCTGTTTCGGCTCGATGGTCTTACCTGCGGCGGTATAGATGGTTTCCTCAAAAGGCTTCTGATAAGTCCTCGTGATTTCGCACCATACCTCAAAAGGAGTAGACCACGGATTCAGACCGAGAACGGTTGCGAATCGGGTTGCCGTCAGCTTTTTCGGTCTCTTCGGGGGTACGACCTTGATTTTGTTTCCTTCTAACCACTCCATGACTTATTCCTCCTCGATGTTGTAGTTTTCGACCATCTCGCCGACCTTCAAAACAAGCTGCTCACACGCAGACTTCGAGATTTTGGTGAATCCCTCGGTCTTGATTGCCACCTGCTGAATGAACTCTTCCTGAGTGGAATCAACCTCTTTCAGCTTTTTCAAAACGGCTTTCAAAGCCTTGATTTGCAGCTCATCGGCGTTGGCTTCCGGGGCGGTGAGACCCTGTTTGATTTCCTCACGCTTCTCGGTGGAAACAGGCTTCTTTGGCTCTGCTTTCGGGGCGGGTGCATCCTTGCCGGACTCGGCATCGAACGCATCGGCTTCGACCACATCAAGGATGAGGAAGTAGAGATAACGGCGCATATAGGTGATTTCTGCACCGAGACCCTGTACCTCGTTCATACGGAACTTGCCCGGCTCTGCAATGGAACGGGCGGTAAACTCAACGACCACCTGCTCATCGGGATTGTCGAGGTTGATGAATCTGCCGACCGCCTTGCCATCGGGAAAGCTCGTAAGGAATACGCAGTTGAAGTTCGAGAAAATCTCGGTTGCCACGGGAACAATATCTTCAAGCTCGAAGTACTTGAACTCGGCATGAAGGTTGACTCCCGACTTTGTTACGCCCCTACGAAGGAACTCAATCCTTGCGGCAAGGAGCTTCTGCCACACATTCATTGTGGCAGTATCAACGGTTGTTTCTGTTTTCTTTGTTGCCATTTTTCAGACCTCCAATATTTTAAGGATTTGTTTTTTCAAGCTGTTGATTTTACGAGTGTTCTTCTTCGGCGGCTTGATTCCGAGGAAGTCGTTTACATACTTCTGAGCGAGCTTGATGTACCAAGACCTGTCGAGTACCGCAACAGTAAGTTCGTTGGTATTGTCAATCATGCAATGCTCAGGGAGACCGCCGATTTTGGCATCGTTACCTTTTTCGGCATGAGTCTTGACGAGTGTTCCGTATCGGGTATCTTTGACAGCGTAGACCCGGTTGCATTTCTGAACAGGGATTTTCTCGCCGTCAACAATGTGATTGACCTCGGAGTAAAGACCCGATGCTTTTGCTACAAGCTGAAAGCTGAGAAGGTCGTTACAACTATTGATGGTATCTTCGACTGAGACACCCTTTGCGAAGTAGTCGAGAATCGCTTTGGCAACGATAGTCGCATTGTTGTTGATATTGAACGCTCCTGCCGGAGCAATACCACGCACCAACTGACCGCCCTTGATTTTCGTGCTGCCGTCAATGGCAATCTCGACATAGTTGTTGACATCCTTCTGAATGATTTCCGAGATAGTGTCCTCTTCAAGCTCAAAGCCCGTTCTGTCCTGCCATTCCTGACAGATAGCATCGTAGCGTTCGAGGTCATCATCACTGAGACTCACCATGATACCATCGGTGTTGAGCTGCACGATTTTTAGGGAAGAGCATTCTCTCACAAGATGGATTGCAAGCTCCAAGAGTCGAAGTTGCCCGGTGATGCACACCGACCGCCCCATGAGGGGGTCAAACAGGTCGTTGTACTTCGAGAGCATCGCACCGTAAGTCGTGTTTGCAACGAGCTTTAATGCGTTGGCGGTTGCCTTGTCCCCGGACTTTTTCGCTTTCATTCGGGCTTCAAGCATATCGGCATAATTCTGAGGGTTAGGGATATTTCGGCTGCAATACCCATCCAATGTCATAAGGTGAGGATAGTAGCTGCCGACATCACGGTTTCTCAAATGTCTGCCGTTTTGCGCTTTCTCCCGATAACACGGGATAGCACCGTGAATCCCGCCGTAGGCGATTGTCACTTCACAGTCTCCGATTTTGAAGTTGAGCTTGCTCTTGAACACCTCTTCATCGGAAAGCGAGTGGTCGTAGATACGGTTGAAGAAACTGAATACATCTTCGGGGATATACTCTCGGAGCAAGTTGTCCGGGTAGACATACTCCCGCTCGTCATCATGTTCCTTCGGAACGGCATCGAGATAAGCAGCAGTCAATTTTGCGTTTGTCATATACAACGCCCGGTTATCGGGAATACCCTTGATTCTGCCAAGCATGAGCTTATTTTCGATATAGTTCTTTCTCAGGTGGTAGAGCTTTTCGGTAGCATCAACATCGTGCTTACAGTAGAAGATAGTCTCTTCAAGCTCCTCCTCTGTGAGCGGACGGTCGATGTTGAAGGCAACCTCAGGCTCTCGAATATCCATTCCGAGATGAGCTTCAATCGCTTTCAGAGAAAGTCCTGCCTGACAATCATCGAAAAGGTCGAACTGCTCGAAGTAAACCTTGCAGTTCCTTACGAGAGGGTGTTGCCATCCAACCTCGCCGTGAACGATGACATAATCGTTGAGTTCCTTGATTTGCTCCGGGGTTGCATCCGAAAGCACCGCTTTCAAGATGAATTGGTCGTAGTGCTTATTGTTGAAACCTGCGAGAAGAGGGTCATTTTCCATGAACGACTTGACCGCTTCGTTATCGTTGTGAATGACCGTATATTCGCCGCTGTCGAGGTCTTTGAACACAAAGAGCCAATCAAAAGCGAACACCTCGCAGTCGAATATGAAAGTCAATCTCTCACCTCCATTTCAGTAAGCTTTTTGAGCCATTTGGTTTTGATGATGTTCTCCAAGTAGTCGGCGTTATACTTTGGATTTGAAGATATAACCGAAAACGGTCTACCAAGCTCTCTCTCTCGAATTGCTTCCGTTTCCCGCATTTTCTCAATCATAAAAGAGAAATTATCGGGGTAGTATTTGCAAAGGTAGGCGTAGTTGAGGTAAGAGGACATAGGACAATACATACAACCACAACGCCTGTTGGTTTCGTAGTAGTGATTGAATATTGGCTCTGTCTTTGCCCATTCAAGAATAGAGCTTTCTAAAATTCCCTCCTCGACAAGCGGATAGCGTTCTCTACCTTTAAGCAATGCCCTTTTACTGAAACGCTTCTCCTCATCAGCACAATAGCCGATATACGCCACGGTATAATATCCGAGAGAGTTGAGCCATTCTTCTTGCTGTTTGGCGCAATCGAGTTTATACTTGCTGTTGCACCAACGGGCTACCCTTGTGGGGAAACCGTACTTGTCATATAGCTCTCGCCAACTTTTACGGGGCTTGAAACGGACAAAAGGAATACCGAATCGTTTGCACTCGCTCTCCATGTAGTCAATTACTTCATGAATAAACGGGTAGTCAATCTCAAGCTCGAAATGACAAACACCATTGAGAGGGTATTTATCGAGGTTGTGGAGAATGAGGTTGAGCATATACAAACTGTCCTTACCACCCGATACACTCGCCCAATACGATGGGCGTAAAGCAATTTCTGTTGTCACTTGAATACCTCCTCAATGTTTTTGCAATGAAGTCCCGCATCAGATACCATTGGAGAATCCAAGTGAAAAGAAGTGCGCTTTTCTATCAGATTCTTACCATATCTCTTCTTAGGGACAGTTGGCGCAGTCGTGTTTCTCGGTCGGCTTTTGCGATTCCATTCACCGCCTTTTGTAACGAATTCTTGCTTCCATCCTGCGGCTTTCAGGGAAGTGCCGTTCTCGCTTTCGAGGATATAGGTTATGATTTTCTCATAGCCCATTTCCTTAGCAATTCGAGCAGCTTTGGCATATAAGAACGAACAAACATCCTTTGTACCATCGGTGCAAAGACGGACAACTTCAACTGTTTTTCCATCATCAAGATTTCGAGAAACAGGTCTGCCGACTTGAACAACCCCTACCAATTTACCGTCTACAACAGTCCCAATACGAAACTTATCTCGATAAACAGGGGCATGATGACGATGTAGTTTAGCCACAAACTCATTTGCAGCAGAGAGTTCAAGCGGGATAGCGTGTATTCTCATCCGTTTGCCACCCCTCAGCCGCTTTTCGCTCAATGAGAGGAAGGAAGTACTCATCCTCGCCACGCTGTCGAGCTTTTACAGCATCTTCGAGCCGATGGTATCTGCCAAGATGAATCCGCTTGCCATGAACTGAGATGTACGCTACCCACATCTGACGGTGAGCATCCCACCACACACCTTTGTACCCGCTGCGGTTGTTCTTCGGAGGGACACTGCTTTCAATAACTTGAAAGTTGGTATGATATTTCAAATTGTCTTTCACGCTCATTCCGTGTCCTCCTCTACAAAGTAGCATCCGTTTTTGCGGTAGGTGGTGCATCTTCGTTTGAACGACTTGACAAGATACTGACTGTCATCAACAAAGTCGTAGCAGACAGGCTCTTTCTTTCCCTCATGAGTTCGAGCGATACGCCCGATACTCTGCGTGATTACGGCATAGTCCTTTTGAGGGGTTGCCATGTAAAGCCGTTCCAAACAAGGAATGTCGAGACCTTCCTTAGCGAGAGAGTAAGTAGCAAACAGGTATTTCTTGCTGCCCATCCGCATATCCTCAATCGCTCTTTCACGCTCTGCCTTACCCTTTTTGGTTGTCATCTTACCGCTTATCATCACTGCCTGTCTCCTCATATCAGAGGGAAGTGTGTTCATGAGCGTTTCGAGGTGTTCCAAACGGTCGGACAGAATGAGAGAGGAATGCTCGCTCTCGCTGACTATCCACGAACTGATTTGATGATTTCGCTCGCCGTTTTCGCAAAGATAGGTGATGAGCTTCGTGTAGTTGAGAGTTCCGTCCGTGTTGATGCACTCTCTTCCGGGTTTTATCCCGGTATAGATGGGCTTCACTCCAACCTTCATAATACGGTCTCCGACCGCTTCATCCGGGACAGTGTAAACCACCTGACCGAGTAGGGCGTAGGTTGCAGCTATCATCCCATCAGAACGATGAACGGTAGCGGACAACCCGAACTTATGTCGTGCTGACAAGCTGTTCAGTACCTTGTAGAACTGAGTCATTGCCGTAGGTGTCCCGGAACATCTGTGACACTCATCAACTATGATGACATCCCATAAGTACTTGTATTGAGCAAGGTCTAAGCGGCACATGGTCTGTATGGTTGCGAATGTGATACCTTTTCCGATGCTCACCTTACCCTCGGTGATTGTTCCGATGAGCGATTCCTTCATGTACTGTTCGGCACGAGTTTTACTTTGGTTGAGCAGGTCTTTCGTGTGAGTCAACCACAGCGTTCTTCTGCCGAGCCGTTCCACGAGGGATATTCCCATCTGTGTTTTTCCGCTTCCTGCCGGGCTTTGAAGGATTCCGTAGTGCTTTGCAAGCACCTCATCGACCGCCTTTTGCTGATAGTCGTATAACGGTACTTGACATTTGAAGTCTATCGGAGCTGCTTCGGAGAAGTCCGCAAATGTTTCAGCCCCTTGAAGCATCGGAGCGATTGCTCTCAATGTGCCAAAAGGAAGGATGAGAGCATTTCCTCGTACTTCATATAGCGACAGGATTTCCGGGGTGTTCCCGACCCAAAAGTGCATCCGCACTTTCTTAGAATAGTCGGGGTTTCTGATTTTAAGATTTTGGCTGCACCATTGAATCAACTCCTGAGAGGGATTCTCGACTGTAATAGTGCTGCCGACAGTCACCTGCATTTTGCAAGCCATTTGTCGAGAGGTTTCCCGTACTCGAAAATGTCTTGCGCTGTCATGGATGACTTCTCATTCATGAACGCTCTGATTGTGAAGTGAGGAATCATATAGACCACCTTAGCAAGTTTGATTGCAAACCAACCCTCGCCGTTTCCACAATCTTTCCACAAGCTCATTGAGGAATCCTGATTTTCCTCAACTCTACTGAGTGGGAATCCTTTCCCGGAGCATACCTTACAGTCGATGAGGTATGCCACCTTATTTCGCACAGCGATTACATCGGCGGGTTGCCCCGCTTGATTTTGAGCCAAGTTATGACACCAAAACCCATGATTGAAGAGGATTTCGCACAACTCGGACTCAAAGCTGTTGCCAAGTTTCCGATTGCTCATCTCATTCCTCCAATCCGAAAATGTCCTCCATGATAGCCCTGAACTCTTCGGCAATCTCTTCCCGGTCATCTTCATCCAAGAGCTTTATCCGGGAGATGAGGTCGAGGGTCTGACCTTCAATATCGGAGCGAGTAGACCTGACCTCCTGCCGTTCTTCTTCGACCTCATTCATCAATTCTCGAAAGTACTGAACTGCTTCGTAGCCCATATACTTATCAATCAGGTACTCGAAGTCTTTTGCATCAAAGAGGGTTTCTATCTTGTCATCACTCAGTTTCAGTACTCTCGGCATTGCGGCGTAGCACCTCCTTCAAAAGCTCCTCGGTCGTGAACTCGGAGAGTGAAGGGGAAAGAGATTCCAAGATGGAAGATTTCAGATAGAAAGCGGGACGAACGCCAAGGCTACCACGGCAAGCACTGTAGCCGCCCAAACAACCATCCGAGTAGACAGACCGAGCGCTGTAGGCGTACCCATTGGACTCAGTGCTATACGCAGTTGCGAGCCACCACCAATCATCGAGGTTAGGGATGACGGAACGGTATTTGCGGTACATATCGCAAGTGAGAAGGAAAATCTTCTGAGTAGTTTCGCCGTAGTCCTTCAGACCATCGTCAGAAGTCAGGTTGATGGTCGTAGGGATGAGTGCCGAAGTGTCTGCACCGTTGGCTTTGAGCTTCTTAATGAACTCACCGTTGAGATACTTGCAAAGCGTACCCTTCGGGAAGTTGTTACTGTTGCCCTCATCAAAGGGCATATTGCCGATGGATTCCTTAGCAAGAACAAGAATCTTGTCCTGCTCAACATCGAGAACGATGCAATCCAAGCCGCCGTAGTTGATTACGCTCGAAGGAGCGATTTTGGTGTTTGCTTTTGTCATAACGAAAATCTCCTTTGATTTTTTGTTTCGGGTTGTGCTATAATGATAGTGGGTTAATTTCCTTTGCCGCTTACGGTGTTACCGCACCGTTGGCGGCTTTTTCTTTGTAAGACTCATAGAGGGTCATTACAGAGCGGGAGTAGTTGGTCGAGTAGATTCCTTTATTCCATAGGTTTCTTGCGCCGCTCGCACCGCAGTTGTACCGCATAAGAGCGAGTTCGACATCACCATCGGTCTTTTCGAGATGTCCTGAGATAATGTAGATACCGCACAAGATGTTTTCCTTTGGGTCAAGAAAGTTACTCACGCCGAGCGTTGAGGACAGCCATTCATGATTACACTGGTTGATTTGCATAAACCCGTAGTCGTTGGTCGTACTCACGACATCTGACCGAAACGAGCTTTCCTTGTCAATCAGAGCAATAACAAGCTCCATTGGCACTTCGTACTCCGAACACTTCTCTCGTATGTAGTCCTGTAACTCCTCGGAGAGAGGAACATCGAAGTAAAAGACCTGCGGCTCAGGAATGGGGTCGAGACTCGGACTTGTGATGTCCGGCTGCATTACGGTTGCGGTCGAAACATCGGTCTTTGTTTCGGGTATTGAGGTGTCCTGCGGTTTGGGTAGAAACGCCAAACAACCTATCGCACCCGCCGTCATGGAGAGTAAGATGATTCCTATGAGAGCCAAACTAAGACTGTTTCTCACAAGCCATCGTCTGATACCGCCATGCCGTTTCTTATGGGCGGTTGTCATGTTGAAACACCTCCAAACTTCCATTGATACTTCACACCGTACTTTTTGAAGTACCATTCTTCAAACTCCCGGCGATGCTCTTCATCCTTCAAATACCGGGAAACTGTTTTGGCGAGAAGTCTGCCGATTCTCTTTTTCGTAGACTCCTCTAACGGAGTACTCACTCACAAACTCCCATCTTCGATTCATAGTCATCGAGGATTTCGAGGGAAGTTTTGATGATGGTTTCCGCTTTCGCACCCTTACGAACTCCACGAAGGACAGAACTCATCTCCGTTTTCTCGGTGATAACACCTCGTTCTTCGAGACGATTCACGAGCCAAGCGTTCGTAAGAGTGTTCCGATAGAGCATCAATCGGATTCTGTCTCGTTCTTCTCTCACACGGTCAACCTCCTTTTTCTTAAACTTTGTATACAACAACGGTTGACAAAACTCGTCTCTAATGGTATAATAGTATTGCCACATACCTAATACCATTGAGGAGCTTCGGCGAAGAAAGAACTTGTCGAGGGTGTCTTTCTTGTTGCCGTTTGTTGTTTACAAGTATATTATACTCCCCATTTAGGAGCTTGTCAAGTGGTTTTAGGAAAAATTCAAAAATAATTTTCCCTACTTAGGAGGAGCATGATATGAACAAGGAATTGTTGATGGAGCGCATTACCGCTCTTTGCAAGGAAAAAGGAGTCAATCTTACCACTGCCTTTGAGCAGAGCGGGGTCGGAAAGAACTTCCGCAGTAACCTGAAAACCTCAAATCCGAGCGACAAAAATCTGTACCTGTTGGCAAAGTACTTCAATGTCAGCATCGAATATCTGTTAGGAGAAGAAACCGAGGAAGATTTAGCTCGTAAAGCATTGGGCGTAGTTCTCGAATGGCTCGAAGATAATGGCTTTGAGGTGCAGCAGGACGAGCGTGATGATTATTCCATTGGCAAGGACGGACACTATATCTACCTGTCGAGTGCTGACTTCACTGCCGAGAGCCTGAGAATCAAGGCGGTAGCAGAACAGGGCTTTGAACTTGCAATGGAGAAATGGGAACAGAAGAGATTTCCCTCTGTTCACATTGATAGATGTAACAATCATCTCTTCAATGCCATCAACGAAAGCCCCAACGCAACCCTCAACATCAACGGTACAGAGGGATTTACGGCTCAGGAGCTTGAATTGATTGACCTGTATCGGAACTTCCCGCTGAGAAAACAAATGGAGCTGCTGAATTATGCTTTCAGCCTGAAAGAAGGTAAGCAATGAGAGTAGTTCTTTACATGAGGTATAGCAGCGACCGTCAGACCGAGCAATCCATAGAGGGGCAAAATCGAGTTTGTACGGCATTCTGCGAGCAACAGGGGTATGAGATAGTAGACAGGTACATTGACCGAGCTACATCAGCTTTTAAGGACACGGACAAACGCACAGAGTTTCAGAGGATGATACGAGATAGTGAAAAGCAGCTATGGGAGGGTATCGTTGTCTACAAGCTCGACCGTTTTGCCCGGAACAGATATGATTCTGCTACCTATAAGGCACGACTCAAAAAGAACGGTGTCCGTGTCATTTCGGCAACCGAGAACATCTCTGACAACCCGGAAGGAGTCATCCTTGAAGCAGTCCTCGAAGGTATGGCTGAGTTTTACTCTAAAGAGCTTTCTCAGAAAATCACGAGAGGAATGTTTGAATCTGCGAACAAATGCCATAGCATAGGCGGTCATGTTCCTCTCGGCTATAAGATTGAGAACAAGAAGCTCGTGATAGATGAAGCGGGAGCAGCTATCGTCCGGGAAGCCTTTGACCTCTACGCCAACGGAGCTACTGTTGCTGAGATTTGCGAGACCTTCAATACCAAAGGGTACAGGACGGCAAAGAACGCAGAGTTCAACAAAAACAGTTTTCGGTCGATGTTCAAGAATGAACGGTACATCGGCATTTATAAATACAAAGACCTTCGTATCGAGGGCGGCGTACCCGCCATTGTTGACAAGGACACCTTTGAGATTGTGCAAAAGAAGCTCTCTAAGAACGCAGAAGCCCCGTCAAGAGGTAAAGCAAAGATAGACTACCTCCTATCACAAAAACTCTTTTGCGGTCATTGTGGTTCGCT